AATTGTTAAAGCTGTTGGGCTTACAACAATGTAGTTACCTGCACCACGTCTTGTACGAGAAGCAATGTCGTTAGCGGCTCTGTTAATTAGAACTGCAAGAGCGGCATGCTCGTCACCTACGAAGTTAGCTGTACCACTTACTGCGGCTTGGTCATATGTACCAAATGCAGATCCGGAAAGTGCTGTTAATGACTGGATAACTTCCTGGTCAATTTCAGCAGTAATTTCTTGAGCAAGTGCGGCCATGATTTCAGCTTCAACGTCAACACCATGAATGGCTTGTGCGTCCTGAGCGGCTTCAAATGTCCAACGAGCTGATAGCTTTCTGGATTTAGCTTCTACAGTTTCTTTAAGGATCTGGATTGACATTTTGTTTCCACCAGTTCCCTCTTTAGTAGCAGTTGCGTCTGCTTTACCATCAGCACCACCTGAGTACTGGTTAGCAATAGCAAATGGTGATAATGCTTCATCACCAGCAACAACCTCTGCACCAACTACACCGTCTGCGGCTGTAGAAGCGGCGGCTGCCTCAGCATAACGTACACGAAGTGTATGAATCTGAGAAACAGGTCCCTGCATAGGTTGAACACCGACTAATTCGTTAGCGATGGTTGTTGGCATAACACGTCTGATTACTGGTAGAATTACTTTGTTAAGTACTGCTACGTTTCCAGATGCTGTTGCACCAGTGGTTGCTGTCTCAGCCAAATACCTTTTAGTATTTTCTAAGCAAACTTCCATTGTAGTTTTACGTTGTCCGTTAAGACCTTCAGTTAAGGCGTCTTTAGTTGCGGACCAATTTTTAGCTTCAAAAAGAGCTTGTGACATTTTAATGTCTCCTTCTTTAGAGTCCAGCTAGTTTACGAAGATCTGCAATAGTTGAATCAACTTCATCAACTGGTGCTTCGTCTACGTTATTTGCTGGTTTGTTTCCGGTAACCACAGTCTTCTGTGATTGTTGACCCTCAACGATAACTTTCTTGTCTCTACGGACCTCTTCGTTAAGAACTGATGGCAAGTACTTTTGGAATGCTTCATTGAGTTTACTTGTTGGAGTTGTCTCAAGTAATTCATCCATAATAACTCTTTTATCTTTTGATAAAGGAGCATTTAGTTCTTGCATAATACGAGATCTAGTCATTTTATCTTCCGCTAGGCGCTGTAAACGATTTGATTCGGTAATGAGATGTTCTTTATCAGCAATAGCTTTATGTGCTTTTGCTAATTTTACTTCCATCTCAGTAATTTTTCCATTAAGATCACTTACTGCTGTTCCATCTGCAAACTTACTTGACATAAATTCAGCGGCAAAAGCCTCCATAATTTTACGTCCAAAGTTGTTTTCTTTTGCTTCACGGATATCAGTTTTAAGCGAGGACAATTCAGTTTTAAAAGATTCAGTTACAAGGCTGTTAACCTTTTCACTTGCTTTCTTAATAAATTGCGATCTTGCTTCTTCGATAGCAGTACGACCTTCTGAAATTAGTTTAACACGAGCTTCAACTAATTGTTTGTGGTCTTCGTGTAACTCTGAAAGCTCATTAGTTAATTTGCGTAGGGCAAATTCTTCTAAGCCTTTAAAATTTTCTTTTTGTGCGGCTCGATCAGATTTAAGTTCACTAACTTCTTTTGCTAATGTTTCCATAACAAATTTTTGTAGAAGTTTCGCATCTTCACTAATCTTAGTAGCATATTTTACACGAGATTGTTTAGTATCTTCATGTAGTTTCTTGAACTCGTCACTAGCACCAGAAATGGTATCTTGAATCAATTTATCCATTGCTTCAACGAGTTGACCTTTATCGTGCTCATATCGTGTTGCAAATTCCTCACGGAGTTCTGCTGTTACTTCTTCACGAGTTTCAATCTGTTTTTGATCCCAAGCGGTGTTGATATTATCACGCACCTCTTCAGACAATGTTACAGAGCCGAGCAAATCTGTAAAGTTTTCATTACTCATAATTTGTCTCCTCAGACTTTTTTAAGATTCTCAAGGAATCTAAGTACCTCAATTTCAAGGTGCTTTTGTGCGGACTTATCGTAAGTCGTCGCTAGGGCTACATCCATAAGAGCGGCTCGTCTTCTGTCTAGCATAACTCTTTCGTAAATTGGAGTTGGATAAGCATCAGGGGCACTCGGTTGTGCTACAACATCAACAGTAACAATTTCAAAATCTGAAACGTTTCCACCGTTGCCTACATTCCCGGATCCTCTAGAACTTACTCCTAGTTTTACTTTGCTTTCTAGTAATGTTTTAATAATGTTTCCCATTGGAGTTGGAATAATTTTTAATTGTCCATATCCATCGGAACCTTGCATCCACATTTTTGTAACCATATGACTGACACGGTCGATGTTAACCTGTAAATCATCTGGATGATCTGCTTCGCCTAATACTGAAAAGCCATCTGCTAGTCTTTGACTAATGCTCTCTACTGCCCGAGAAATTTCATCTGCTGGATAAACTCTTTCGTTATGATTCTTTTTATCACCTTGTATGAAAATCCCTTTCATGTAGAGATCCTTACCACCATCCTGATTCTCTGCCATTTCGACAACGAGATTCGCTTGGTCGAATGATAGTCTTTCTGTTAATGGTTGTAAGTTCATCTTATTAACCCTTTACCTGGCTCATTGCTGGCTCAGTAGTTCCATGTGGTAGTTCCTGTGAAGCTGGAGCTTTAGCTGGAGTTGTTCCAGATGCTACACCTTCTGCAGATCCACCTGCCATGTTAACTGCTTTACCACCCATGTCATTTTTCTTAGCGACTGGGCTTGCTTTATTGTCTGCATGGTCGGCCATATCTGGCTTCTGTGCTAATTTAAGTTCTGCCGCTTCGTCAATTTGCTCTTCAGAATCAGCTTCATCGAGGCTTTCTTCTTTTTCTTCAAATTGTACACTTTCTTCTGGCATTTCTTCTTCTGCTGGTGCTTCTGCGTCACCACCTGTTAGCATGTCTTCAAATTCTGCTTTTAGGTTAGCTAGTGCGGCTTCTACGTCAACCATTGCATCAGCAACGTCAGCGGCATCAGATGATACAGGTGCTTCATCAGCATCCATATCTGTTGCAATTTCTGCGGCGTCTGCGTCTGCATCAATAGCATCCATTTCTGCCTCAATATCGTCACCCTCTTCAGTTAAATCAGATTCAACTTCATCAACTGCGGCATCAATATCTTCGATTTCTTCTTCTAAATTAGTATCGTCGGACATAATGTCTTCATAGACTTTACGACCAATACCAACATAGTAATCATGTAAAAGGCTACTTGCTTTGTCCTCTTCTTTATTCAAGAGGTGCTCAAGTGCCTGTTCAAGTACTGTTGTCATATTCTTTTTCTCCTTATCGCGAAAGGCGGGTATTCACCAATAAGTACTTACTAATGACGCATGAAAAAGCCGTAGTTATAGGGTAAAAACTGTACTTTTTGGCACAATTTTTACAAACCGGCTTATTATTAATGAAAATCTAATATTTTTAAAGAATATTGCTAAACTGCAGGAGGACGTTGATACATTTTAGTAATGGCTTCAAGTCTTGTTTTTTGCTCGTATTTCCTTAGTTCACGAAGTTTACGCAACCTGTTAACATGTTCTAAAGTCATACGGTGTCTACGCATGTCGGAATAGAATGCTACCTCAGGATCGATCTCTTCTTCGATTTCATCTTGTATTCTTGTTAAGTCATTAAATCTCATAACTTTACTTATTCCTTTTATGCTTCTGGTTCTGTAGGTGCAGATTCACCGCCACCATCGTCTGCGGCTGGTTCTGCATTTTCTAAGTCATCGGCAAAGTCCATATCACCATCACTTAGTCCGCCACCGCCGGCACCGCCACCAATATCACCAAATCCAGCTTCTTCGTCACTTTCNGTTGGTGTTGGATTTTTATTTTCTTCTAACCAAAGTTTTTCATTTTCAAGTAACTCTGCATCNGTTAAACCTAAGAACTTTTGTAACTTAAATCTATGACTCATGTAAGGTACTTCTGCTAATTGTGTAAACACACTAGCCCTTGCATTGTTAACTTCAATTTGTCTATAATCACTAAAGTTTTGAGGCTCTAGCATGTCAATCTCAAAAGAAGATGTATCTACATTAATGCCCCTATGCTTTACAAAAGTTTTAAACTCTTTAGATAGCATAGGCATAATTAAACCTTGGAGTCTCTGACAGTATCTATTAAAGCGATATTCTTGAATTAATGCTGTTCCTACACGACCATCTGTTAATTGAACTGCACTATCGTCAGGTCCAGTAGGCATATAACTACTAGGAATTCTTAAACCTCTCATTAATTTGTTTGAAAAGAATTTTAAATCGTCAATTTCACCTAAGTTTGTTCCACCCGGTAATACTTCAACTTTACTTCCTCTACCGTCAGCTGATTGAGCAAAGAAAAAGTCTTCCATAATGCTCAAAGGATTGTAACTTGCATCCATAGTAGTACCACCACCTGATCTAGTAGGAATACGTCTTTGGTGTATTTCGTTTTTAACTCTTTCAAGAAATCCCATTGCTTGATGACTAGGTAAATTACCTGTATCAATATAAAACACTCTACGTTCTGGTGCTCTTTGTACACGATAAATGATAATCGCATCTTCTAATAATTCTTTTTGTTTATAAATTTTAAAAACACTATCAAGTATACTTGCTCCAAAAGGCCAGTTAGCATCTAATCCTTCGCTTAAACTAATATGAATTATATCTTTTGCATCAACTGTAACTTCGGTTCCTGTGTTACCACTTTTATAAGCACTATTTGAAACGCTATATTGATTGTTTGGTCCTGCTTGTACTGCATTGGCCATTGATTGAACACTTTCAATTGGCTTAGTTGCTACTTTTGCTCCTAAGTTAGGGTGTAAGTTACTAATAACATACTGTTCAACTTTACGACCTTCAGCTTCGTTAATTACTGCTCTTTTAACATCACCTGGATTTACCCAATATAATTCAAATGTTTCCGGATCACGTAAAAAGAAGTGATCTCCAAACTTAATAGCACTTCTAAAAGTTCTAAATAGTTTTTGATCAAATCCGTTAATAGCACACCATTTTTTAAGTGTTTCATTAATAGTTGTATTTTCACTTGGTGTTGGGTCTGAGGACCATCTTAAAGCAAAAGGAAGATGTGTTAAAGGATCCTCCTGAGTACAAAATTCTGTAATTGTATCTAGGGCCGCATTAACTTCTGAGTCTTGATCCATTTGATCATACTGACTATAACGTTCAACTCTGTTAGGTTGCCCTGTGTACACGTCTTGTAGCCAACTAGCGAACTTAGATGAACTACCTCCCTGATGTCTTGGACCATTATTAGTCTGTTCAGCTTGGGGATCCCATATCTTAAAATGTTTTTTCCATGATGCCATACTATTACTTACCTTTTTATATTAATACTTAACTACCAAAGCGAGGTGCTGTTACAGTTACTTCTTTCTTAGTATTCTGAGTAACTTTGCCCATATGTCCGTCAATAGACTTAAGAACTGTAATCATCTCTATATTTGTATCAACAGATCCATCGCTGTATGTTGTAGTTGTGGTTCTTTCTTTCTGAACTGACTCAGTCAAGCTACCTTGTGCTCCACCATTTACTCCAAACAAGTTGCCTACACCTGCAACAATAGTGTCCCACATACCTGGCTTAGGCATCTTATCCATTGCTTCAGCAGTTGCTACCATTCCTTCTGCTAAATTATGATATCTTTCACCAATGTCTACTGGTAAAACTAATTGATTCCAATCTATATCTTTTATATTAAATCCAAGTAACGAAGTTGCTACTGCTAAATCTGCCATTGCAGTTACAGAAGATTGTGATATATTACTTGCAACGTCATTAAAGTCTTCTAAAGCATCTAATGCTGTCATACTTAAACCTTCAAGTCCTTTGTTAAAGACCATTATGTTAATACCAAATGTTCTTAAAGACTTAGCCATTAGTTCAACACCTGGTGCGGCTTTGGCAATTTTTACAATTTTATCAATTGGTCCTTCATCTTGGAATGCTCCTAATAAAGAACTTACTGCACCAGCGGCTGAAAGTGCGGCTAAACCAACTCCCATTAATGCTAATGCAGGACCTATAGCAAGTAATGTTGGAATTGGAACATCACCTATTATTCTTAATCCTCTTCCTAAGTCTACCATTCCTTCGCCTGCAAGTTTAGCGGCAAAGCCAAATGGTATTAATGCGGCTCCAAGAACTCCAATTGCTACTGCTCCAAGTAGAATAGGTGCAACCATACCAGATGCTCCAATTAATGCGGCACCAGCAGTAACTACTCCTAATGCAATACCTCCGGCAATAACTCCTCCCCAATTAATGTTTGAAAATTGTTGGAATGCTTTACCAGCAACCCACATTGCTCCACCAACTGCGGCTAATACTGCGGCTCCAATAAAATATTTTGGATTTGATACTGCGGCTAATCCTTTACCTATACCTTCTAATGAATACTGAACTAGTTTTCCAATTCCTTTACCTAATCCACTTCCGAGGTTAGCGGCACCAGCTCCGATTGATGTCATTGCTTTACCTATTCCTTTAGCAAGGTTTGCTATTCCACTACCAAACGATGTCATAGCTTCGCTAATTCCTTTAAAGAGTTTTGCTGTGCCTGTTCCGATACCTTTCATTGTATCTGAAATCATTTTACCGAGACTCTTTGTTTCTCCTAATGCTGTAGACATTCCTTTAGTNCTNGGCANNCCAGGTA